CTTGAGGTTGAAAGTAAATGCAATTATGTGGATACAGATTTTGGTCTTGAGAGTGTAGTACTAGACGGACACGGCTTTGACCTAAAAGAACTTGGATTGAAACTATACGAACTAGGTAGGAAGGAGGCGATGGAGGAAGAAAATAAATACTTGCGCGACATTTTAAGTATGCAGGATTGAGTATTCCGTATGAGCAGAACGCACGACCACAAACCAAACGCAGAGTGGTACAAGGGAAAACCACACCGACCCAACAACCTTGGCGTGTGTATGTGTAGACACTGCAAGTACGGTAGAATGGGTACACGCGACAGTATGGTGATGAAAGTAAAAAGGCGACTACGTAACTGGTGGAATAACAAACCAGAGAAGCGTGGCGCATTTACCGATTGAGTATTCCGTGTGGTTCGTTGCCGATTGCATTAGCGTAAGTTCGTGCGTTTTTTTCCACAGCGAGCCACACAGAGTACTTAACTGTACGGCATACAGTGATATACTCAAATATACGCAGGTGTAGTCCCGTATGGCGCGGGGGCAGTCTGTAAAACTGTTGTATCAAAGCCCAGGTTGTTCGACTCAACCCACCTGCACAGAGTACTTAATAGATGGGGGAGGTCGGTTAAACGCAAAGGAAAGCGTCCCGTAATCGTTCCAGCCCTCCCCATCTGCGAAGTACTTAATAGAGAAAGCCCCCGAAATGGGGGCTTAATGGCAGGACAGGAGTTGGGTCACCTGACGATACAGAGGTAGCATGTCTGTATTCCACTGGGATAAAGTGAGTTCGGCTTTGGACTTGCTTGAGTCCTCTGCCTACGCTCTCCGCCTCTATAAGCATAACATAAGCACCCCACGGACCGTGCAAGGCTACCCGTGGGGTGGTGGCACCTCTACCTTTATGACGGTAGATGATATCGTTCCCTCGGTCTTCGCCACTCTATCTCACCAGACGCCTGGTACTGACGTTGCACCGCCGTAGCCAGGATGTGTATATATACTACCATGGTATACTCATATACAGAGAGTTCCTTGGAGTATATATGCGTAATCTCTTTGAGATATGTCACGGATGCGGAGGGGTGCTCTACCCTGGAAACGAGCACTGGGTCGCCAAGCTCGGCGGCAGAGATGAGAAGTCCTACTTCCACAACGACTGTTACGTTCATTACAGACGCAACCATGCCCACAACGTTAGATGGGCAAAGCAGAACGAGAAGGCGAAATGAGTACCCTTCAACCAATAAGTTATCCCCACCTTCGGTTGGGGATTTTCTTTACTTCATATTACAATGAGTGTATGTACAATGCGTTTGAAAAGAGGAAGTGCGTCGTGTGTTATACGAACTACGCCAAACCCTACAAGTTTCTTACGTGCGAGAACCTCGCGTGCGCGCAGAAATATAAGTCATACCTACGACAGAAGAATACAATGTATGACCGCTACGTGGCGTCGGAAATGTTAAAGAATGTAAACAAGGAACTGTCCGCGCTCAACACGAAAGTAAATAATATGAGGAGGTTGAAGACCGCCCTCAAACGGTTTCTCATCATAGAAAAGCGAATACTCCGCAGAAAGTAAACACAAAGCACCCATCGACCTGGGTGCTTGTGGCTTTTCGCTGTCTGTATTTAGTATACCACCACCTAGTGCAAAGTTTTGCACCCCCTGTGGATAACTCGACGTCGTGCTTGACAAGCGTCTGGTATAATGTGAGTGGAATTAGCAGTTACCCCCTGAACTGTGTTGAAAGCAATCGTGCTGGATATAGAAATATCTCCGCACCTCACATATACATACGATACCTACGAAGCGGACGTAGTGAAGATGGTTCGCCCGCAATTCCTACTGTCCTTCGCATGGAAAGAACTTGGTAGTAAGAAGGTCACTGTGGTCGCCTTGCCTGACTTCAAAGACCACTACCGCAAGAAACCGTACTCGGACGAGCTACTTTGCCGTGAACTCCGTGATGTGATAGACCGTTATCCCGTGATAATCGGTCATAACTTTAAGCGCTTTGATATTAGAAAGATATACGCACGCTTTATGTACTGGGGTATCAAACCCCCCGCGCACCCGCTTATCATAGACACCCTCACCATAGCCCGTCAGGTAGCCGACTTTCCAGGCAACTCCCTCGCCAAGCTCGCCGACTTCCTTCATGTCCCTCAACCGAAATTGCACTTCGGAATAGACGAATGGATAGCTTGTATTGAAGGAGATGACAAGGCATGGACACGGGAGAAGCGCTACAACGGCAGGGACATTCTGGTAAATGAGCAGATTTACTACCTCCTCCGCCCATTCATGCGAACTCACCCGAACATGAACGCAGACGACGGCACGAAAGGATGCCATGCATGTGGCTCAACCAGCTTAATGAAGAAGGGTAGGCGCTATTCCGCCGCAGGGTGGCGTCAGCGGTACGAATGTAAGTCATGCGGGATTGGGAACTCGGAGAAGACATTACAAGCTGTAACCGTCATACGTTCATGACCCGCAAGCAAATCCTTGAACGCCTTATCCGCCTCACCTTCGACTCATTGGAGTCTCACCTACCCTACACACACCAAAAATCGGTGGAAGGCAGAGCTTTTCATACCAAATGCGTGCAGGAATACTCGGAAATGATATATTTATTATCAAAGTTATATGAAGAAGAAGGAGAAAAATAAGTGCTGGTCGTGCAGAAAGCCCATAAAGAAGGGTGTCCTGCTCTGTAAGAAGTGCGAAAAGAAGCCCGAAGCGCGCAAATCTGGTGTCGGGACACTCATTTTCTATCACATGGTATAATCAAAGGGTATGCCAACACTATCACAACAGCAAACCTTTCAGGAAGTCATGGGGCAGGTGTCGCGCGGAGAGCGCCCGAACATCAGCAAAGCCATGCGAAAGGTTGGATATAAGAAATCAACATGGCAGAAGACAGGCAACCTCACTAATTCACGGGGGTGGCAAGAACTGCTAGGACAAATTGAAGACAAGGACTTGCTCGACAGGGTACGAGAAATCGCGCTCGCCAAAGAGGACAAGCGCGCAAGCTTACAGGCAGTAGACATGCTATGGAAACTGAAAGACCGCTACCCCGCAGGTAAATTGAAGGTCACGGAATACGCAGAAGAAGTGCAACGACTTCAGGACTAACCTTGGTTTCCAACCCCTTCCTTTCCTTTCCTCCCCTCGACGCAATTCCGTTGTAGGGACACAAAAAAGCCGATACATCATTTGATATATCGGCCTTCCTGCTCGGCTCTGCTACGCTCTTGGCGTGCTGGCTCGGCTATGCTTGGCTCTATCTATGGCAATCGCAGAAACAAGTACCACACCCGTATGTGCATTTATCGCACGCACAGCAGTCCTTGCAGTTCTCTGTGTCGGTATATGGTAGGTTCCCACACTCGCACCTCTCCTCTTGCTCTATACCACACGCTGTAAGAAAGCGTACACGGTCAAAGCGTGGGTTATCGCTTGCGAAATAGTCCGCAAGTCTGTCCGCAATATCGTATGACGCCTGTTCAAGCGCGTCACACTCTGTCTTGGTCAAGTCTCTACGGTCATGTACCCCTATTTGTTGCTCTACATACCCACGCAGTATGCTTGCAATCGCTTCGTAGTGTTTTTTTGTCATTGTCTTTTTACTATCTGGTAAGCCATACCACACCAGTCGCTCTCGCGCTCGGTGGTATGCTCTGTATTCTGTTGTCAAAGAACGTGCGGTAGTACCGCCTGTGCGATACTGTATGACTACAGTACCGCCCACGCTGTGCTATCTACTATTATCTTCGGCTTCTACAATGCCCTGTGCGTCCCCACGGACACACCCAAGGGCTTCGTACAACTGTATACGGGCTTCCTGTGTATCTATCTCACGCCCCGTGGCTAGTAATTGCAAAGCTCTCTCTATGTCTTCTCGCATAGTTCCCAACTCTGTGGCTTGCTGTAGGTACTCTGATATGTGTTCCATACATTTATGCTGTTATACGTTCCCAAAACATTTGTAAATCCCTGACTCTTGTCTCATGTACTCTGTTCCTCTGCGGTAACAGCGTTATTTTTACGGTATCTTTTCCTCTCGACGTGACAAGCGCAAGCCGTCCTGTGTCTTTCTTCTTCCACAACTGCCCGCGCCTGACCTCTATGTTAGCTCTTTTCATACTACTGCCCCTCGCGTAGGGTAAGCTCGCGCACGGCTTCCTCGAACGCTGGTAAATCCAGCTCAAACGCTGGTAAATCGCCGATAAGCGCGTTGCGCTTGTTGGCTTCGTAGGTATCGTCCACTATCTGTATCAACTCCTCGTTGGTAAGGTCTTGTATAAGTGCAAGCTCCTCGTTAGTTTTATCTTCCATGCTTTTTTCTTATGCTACTAAATACACGCGCTCTATCTTGTTCCTGTCTTCTTTCGAGTAGTGAACTTCAAACGTAGCCCACCCGCCCGCTACAACGCTGTGCGGTACTCTCCTTTCGGTACTCCACACGTCGTCTCCTACCTTGCGAAACTTCATAGACCCCCGCAAGTACCTCATATTCTTTATAGCGCGCCCGATACTCTGTATTCTTTTATTCTCGAACGCCTCAACTGGTATGTGCTGTGCCATACAATGCTTTTCTTACTGGTAATATCTATACTCTACTCCCACGTATGCAACGGTGCAAGTGTGTAGCTGTGGATAACTGAAAACATTTGCACTACTAAATATGGAAAAGCTCCGCACTCGCCTTGGTTTCCAACCACTTACTTCTCTTCTCTCCCTGATTTTTTCGGTGTTTCACGTGAAACGTCCGCCCGTGAAACCCGTGAAACGTCCAGCGTGAAACGTGTGAAACGTTGTGTACCCTGTGAAACCCGTTTTTATATGGCGGACTTGCGCGGTAGGGTAGGGAATACCCGACACCGTGAAACATGCGCCCGCGCCCGTGTTTCCGTTGTAAGTCCGAGCGCGTGAAACGTTACCGAGACACAACAAAACCCCACTTGCTAGGTAGTGGGGTGGAGTTGTAACGTGATGCCCTTGCGGGGTTGACGTTAGGAGTTCACCGTGTAACGTTCTCGCGCTAGTTTCTGAAACAATGCGCGCGCGAGTCTGCGTATTGTTTGCGTTGCTGTTGTCTTTTCGAGTTCGTCGAGAAGTGTTAACAATGCTTCGAGTTTTTCGCGCGTCATACTTGCGAGTATAGTTTAGTCAATTCCGCGTCTATGTCGTCGAGCTTGCGCCCGTAGCTTTTCACTTCGTCGCGCGCGCTGTCGTCTTCGTACTTGCGTACATAGTCGCCCGCGAGTGACAAAAACTCTTCGATATTTTCGCGTTCCTCTTCAAGTTCTGCTATACGCGCTTCGTTCTTCGTCTCTTCTTTCGTTTCTGTCCGTGACGGTATCATATTGTAGTTGTCGTCATATTTGTTTAGCGACGATTGCCACAATGTCGAGCCGTTGAAACCGTAAGACGTGGTGTACGTTGGTATGACGCACGCGCGCTCTTCGAGTTGAACACCGCGTGCGTTCGTTCCGTACATGACACCCTCTTTCACTTGTGTACCCTTGCCCGTGACGTTTTGTGACGTTATGAGTAGCGTACCCTTGTGCCTGTAGGTATGTAGCGGATTGGCGGAGTTGCGCCCGTAGAACATGCGTCGAAGTTTGCCGTTGTGTACCTGTAGTACTACATACGCGCTTGCGCCTTTCGCGAGTATCTCGCTTGTCTGTCCCTCAATGAACAATGCTAAGTCAATGGCAAGCGCTTCACTGTCGTTGTGCGTGTCCGTACCGTCATAGTACCACCGCCCGCGTGACGTCTGATAGCCGTTTGCAAGAGCCGTGGTGTATTTGAAACCCAAAGTCTCATGCGCGCTTCTTCGTTCGTCGTCGTTCGTAATAACACCGTTGTGTATCACGTAGTACGTGTACTTCAATTTTTTGTTTTGTACGCGTATAGGGTGATTGCTGTCCGCTATGTTTGGTGTACTTGTCGGGTATCTATGGTGAAACATGATTGCGTGATTGTCATGCGCCCGCAATAGCTTTTCTGCTGTAGCGAACGATTGACACCGTTTGTATGCTTGCACCGTTCCGCCCTTCGTGAACGACACGAAACCGAAACCGTCCGACCCGCGTCCGCTCTGACGTGCGTATGCTTCTAGTACGACATGTGCCGTACCCTTCGCAGTTTTATTGACCGCGGTTATGATTCCACACATATATTATGCGTTGAACCGTGATATACGCCCGCGCCAATATGTAACGCTCTGTGGTGACAACCGGAGACGTTCCGTCAATACTTCGAGCGTTCTCAATGAGCCACTTTCGAGCATTGTCTTTTCGTCTTCGAGTGTAAACCACTTGTGCATAGCACCGTCTGCTAGTAGGGTATGCAAGTTTGCCCACTCTAATATTTTCCGCGTGTCATGCGTGCCACCGTGTAACCTGACTTCGTAGTGACCCTCTTTATAGAACGGGACAAGGTTAAACCATTGATACCTGTCGTCTTGGCAGATGTCGTTTTGGATATACACCCGCGCGTCATCTGTCGGCAACCGTGACAATGTTTCGAACACACCGCGCGCGTTCCACAATCGTGTGTATGAGTTTTCGCGCCTGCTGTGCGGTACTACGCTCTTCATGAATGGTGCAACACTTGCATATAGTCGTACCAACCGCACGAACGCTTCGTGCTTTCCAAGCTGGCGCAACCTTGCGAAGTCTCGCGCGTCCACATGTATGTGCATACCACATGACGTGTCCGTCTTCGAGTCTGTCACCGCGTCCGCTAGTACGGTATTAAACACGTATTCCGCGGTACTGCCTGACATAGGTGGTGTCGTTATTTCTAACGATTCACCATTTACCGAGCCGTCATGCTTCAATGTAAGACCGCTAGCACGCTTCACGTGCTTGCGTATCGTTTCACCACCGCGCGTTAATTCGAGTTCTACCCCGAACAACCTACCCGAACGCACTATGCGTCCGCCCTTGCCTTTCGCTGGTATCATGCGGACATTTTCGAGCTTCGCCCTGTATGCGTCTAGCGCGTCCATGACTTGCCCGCGTGTTCCGCGTGCTACCAGCTTTTCATTGTGGCGGGGTGAACGTGTACCGTTGTACACGTCAATGCTTTTTCGTAGCGTGTCGTATGTCGCGGTATAGCGCGTGCCCTCATTTAAGAGTTCACCCGCGCCCGTTACCATAACGGTATTGTTCTTCAATGTTATTTGCTTTTCCATATTTTATTGTCAATGTGCATACCCTAGCTGTATACCTGTGCGGTTTGTAACCCGCACAATGTGGCGCACCTACGTTGTGAGACGCGCCACCTTGTGCCTGTTATATTCCGAGTACGCGTGCTGTCAATGCACCTATGTAGAAACCGTCCACGGGTGTCTGTCCGCTTGCTATCCAAGCGACGAAGCCGAGAAAGTCTACCGCCACAAGTGTGGCAACCGTACCCGCTGTGTAGCGAAGTATCATAGCTATATTGTTATGTATAAGAACGTCTACCCGTAACCGTACCACCGTCCGCACCCTTGCACAATGTGGACATGAAGCAAACGACACACACCGCGAGTATGTCAATATGCCCGCCCGCTATAGTGCAACGTTTTGCACCGATACCACGCCCGCCACCGTGAACACGTCACACCGCCCGCTAACGTAAACACGTGCAAGGTACACTGTATATCACCTAGCACGCGCACCTACCAGCACCCGCGCTACCTATATCACCCATATAGTATGGTAGTAGGGACATGAGACGTACCATGTTCGTACCACGTTCGTACCATTGTTGTACCACCTACACCCACACATACGCACCGAGCCGTACCATTTTTGTACCCACCCTACGCCCTATAGTGATACAGAGCCGTGTACTGTAGCGCGCGAGCCATGGAGCGCGGGAATATGGCGCAACGAAGCCACCCCACCCCCCGAACGCGTGCGCGCTAAATGTATAGGTAGTACCCCTACAGGGGAAAGGTAAATATGACAAGGTATGCTATACTACGTTAGGAATAGTGAGATAGATGAACACAGCCCTAGTAAGGGGATTGGCTCCTCGGAGTCCCTCTGAAATGCCTACTTCTTCTTTCTCATTACCATATTCATAAGCGTGCGTGCCCCAGTGGGGCTATTAGTTGTGATTTCAGATAAAAAACTCCAGGAAGTTATAAAGTGGACACCTCATGATGGTCAGAAACCAGCGTTAGAGGCTGTTGCTCTTAATAAGAGGGAGATAGTCATGTGTTGTGGTCGGCGGTTTGGGAAAAGTAACCTAGCGGCGTATATTGCCCTAAAAGTCCTGTTAGAACCGAATAAGAACATCTGGGTTGTCTCTCCTACCTATGACTTGTCGCAAAAAGTGTTTAACTACGTTGTCAGATGGTTTGCTCTTGCAGCACCGTCCCAGAGAGGTGGGATTTCAAATAGACCATATCCCAAGATAAAGACTGCTTCTGGTTCAATGTTAGAATGTAAGTCGGCGGAAAACCCCACCTCCCTCTTGGGAGAAGAGTTGGACTTGCTCATTATTGACGAAGCAAGCCGTGTTCCAAGGAGAGTATGGGAGCAGTTCCTCTTTCCTACGCTAGCCAGTAGAAAGGGTAGTGCAATATTTATCAGTACTCCTATGGGGAAGAATTGGTTTTACGAGGAGTGGATTAAAGCCAAAGACCATAATGCAGCTTTCAACTTTCCGTCTTATACGAACCCTACGTTTTCTCACGAAGAGTGGGACCGTGCTAAGGAGAAACTACCAGAGGATATATTCAAACAAGAGTATGAGGCTGCATTCCTTGAAGACGCGGCGGCGTTATTCAAAGGAGTCCGAGACATAATCGGTCCCACCACCGAAGAGCCGAACAATGAACACTCCTATATCATGGGGGTTGACCTGGGAAAACATAACGACTTTACCGTTCTTACGGTATTGGATACCTACAACAACCACGTCGTCTACATAGAACGGTTCAACAAGATTGACTACAACCTCCAAAAAGAGCGTATTAAAGCCGTTGCTGCCCGCTACCACGCCAGAGTACTTATCGACTCCACAGGAGTAGGCGACCCTATCTATGAAGACCTCCGAAGGGATAACTTAATGGTGGAAGATTACAAATACACAGGAACCAAAGCGAAAGCCAACCTCATCGACAAGCTCTCCATCTTCATCCAGCAGAAGCGTATTAGAATACCTGCTCATAGTGAGCTGATAGATGAACTTGAGTCCTTTGGCTATACGATTACCGATAGCGGAACGATTAAATATTCAGCCCCTAACGGCTACCACGATGACTGTGTGAACTCCCTCGCTCTATGTATATGGCCGCTTGCGGGAGAAGCCTTTGCTGAGACCGTGGATGATGTGAAAGACTACGACCTGTATCAACAGTCCTATTCCTAGTGTGGTATAATTTCGCCATGAACGAAGAACTTGCTATCTCCATCGTTAAAAAGGAAGTGGAGACCTACCGAGACCCGACAGTGTACATAACCGATAAGGTTTCGTTTGCTGTCAAACCACTTATTAGACAACTGCGGAAGAATTATTGGGGGGTGTTTGATGACCCAACGGATAAGATAACGGGAAGGAAGAAGATTTGGGTTCCCCTCACACAGATGGTCGTCGACAACACACGAAAGAACGTCGACCTAGATACAAAAGACATCAACTTCTACGCTAACGTCCCTGGCAGGTTCGGCGTAACGCAACTCCTCCGCGCATTTGTCCGCTCCTACCTCGATAGAACCTTCTACGGAGAGGATATGGACGACGTGACATTCAACGTTTGTGTTGACCCTGTTTCAGTAATGCAAATATATTCAGTAAAGCAGAACAGTAAAACCGCTATCAAACGCAGGATTATCGACCCTCTCAACGTCTACATCGACCCCAACGCTCTTACAATACAAGAAGCCTACCGTTTTACACACCGTGCGTTGATGAGCAAAGACCAGCTCTCTGGTATGGGGTGGAAGAATACAGACAAAGCTGTTGCAGATACCCGACCCGACCAGTATGAAATGACCTCCCTCCCACGAACAACAAAGTACGTGGATGTATATGAAATGTGGGGGAAGGTTCCAAAGGAAGTATTCACTGGCAATCCAAACGACCAGGAAGAGGTGGAAGCACAGATTGTCGTTTCAGGAATTGGGCGGGGTAACTGCGTACTCCATCTCCTCAAGGAGAATAAAAATGCTGACATCGACGGCAACATCTTGAAACCGTTTGAAGAAGCTCGCTATATGAAAGTTCCGTGGAGCTTCTATGGTATCTCCCCAGCGATGAAAGTAATGGACATACAGGAGTGGATAAACACGATTGTAAACCTCCGTATCAACAAGAACACTGTCGCACAGCTTGGTCTGTTCAAGGTCCGCGCAGGTTCCAATATAAATACACAGGCTCTTACTCGTCTTGTTTCAAACGGCGTTATCAAGGTGACGAACATGGACGACCTCGACAACTTCCAAATCCAAGAGGCTGGTCCTGGTTCCTACAAAGACGAAGAGACTGCGAAGTTCTGGGCAACCGAAGTCACGTCAGCCTACGACATTGTTCGTGGTGCGCTTCCTTCAACAACCACCGCAACCGCAGCCGTCATTCAGGACAAGAACTCAAAAACCTCATTCGTCATTGTTAGAGACTCACTTGGACGCTTCAATGAGAAGGTTATTCAACGCCACATCCTTCCTACCCTTCCAAAGATGATGAAAGAAGAAGGTGTGGTGCGCTACTTCTCCGACATGGATGAAATAAACAAGCTCCGCGAAGGACTCGTTTCCTACTACGCCTATCAGGAACTAGACAAGGTTGGTACTGTTCCTACAGAGTTTGAACTCACTGAAGCCATGGACTCAGCCCGCAGGAAGCTTGAAAAGGGTGGCGACATCTTCTTCGACATTGTAGAGGACGTTCTCGTAGATGGAATTGAAACCCGTGTTCAGGTTACAAACGAGAAGATGGATACTGCAACGGTGGCACGCAACCTCCTTGAGCTTATCCAGGTTGTTCCACAGGAAGCACAGGGCGAAACCGCGGCTCAAATCTTCGATGTTTTGGGACTCCAAGCACCTAAGACACTCCGTTCAGCACCAAAACTAGACAATACTCAATCCTACCTCGGAGACCTACAGATACCAGGTCAGCTTGGTGAGTCTGTAGCAGCAAACACAATGCAAAATGTCGGACGTGTCTAACACCGAAGAACAACTCGAACTAATACAAGAGAGTCAGCTCGCGCGCTTTGTTGATACTGAAGAGTGGGCGCTCATAAAGCGTCGCGCTCTTGACTATGTTGACACGCTTGAAAGCGTAAAGACACTCCCCAATGGTTCAAACGAAGAAGTTGGGGAGGAGGCGAAGGTCCGCGCCCGCGTTATCGGACTATTTCTCACTTGGCTCAATGATATAGAAAGTGTTAAGGAGGCAAAACTCCAAGACATCAGCACCGCGGCTCCTGATTACATCAGGTTCAACGAGTAGCTGTGCTATACTATTGGGCGGAGCGCAAGCTCCATTAGTAGTTCATTGTAAGTTTTCTTATGGAAGACCATACTCCAAACACCTTACCTGGTGGCGCGGACGTTACGCCACAAGGCGGTGAAGGAACGGTTATGCCCCCCGTGTCCCTCACGCTTGAAGAGCTGAACTCTGCTCTCGGTAAGAAGTTTGATTCTAAAGAGAGTGCAGTAAAGTCCATCAAGGACACGTTTGCCTACGTTGGCAAGAAGAAGGAGGATGTTGAGAAGGAAGTCGTTAAGGAAACCACTGTTTCAGTGGACTCCGAACGCATCGCTCAACTAGAAACCGAACTCTTCTTCCAGTCGAATAGCGAACTCAAAGATGCTCGTCCCATCATTGAGGCTCTCGCCAAGGCGAACGGTCAGACGTTGAAGGAAGCAGCAGAGTCGAAAGTGTTTCAAGACACCTTCGCAAAGCTGAAGGGTGTAGAAAAGCCGACAGTAATGGATACAGGTCGCCGTTTTGGTGACGACAACGACTCGAAGCGCGAGCTTCAAGACGCTATCGGCAACAAAGAAAAGATGGCAGCCTATGTCCTAAAGAACTACCTTACTAAGTAGTAACTTACTATCATGGCTATCGGATTAATTACGTATGATGATGCCGTGCGACGTGAGGACCTCATTGATGTTGTAACCAACGTCAGCCCGTCAAAGACCCCTCTTTTGAGCGGTCTCCGACGCGGACCTGATGCGAAGAACACCCTCCATGAGTACGCTGTAGATACCTTTGCAGCTGCCGCAGATAATGCAGCAGTCGAAGCAGCAGGTTTCACCGCAGTTGACCTCACGCAGCCGACACGCGCAAACAACAAGACTCAAATCTTCAAGGATGACATTCTTGTGTCAGACACAGAAGTCGCCGTCAATGGCGTTGTCAATGCTTGGCAGCACCAGATGGAGAAGGGTCTCGTAGAACACGCAAAGGATATCGAACTCGCTTTCATGGCGGGAACGGCAGCCTCTGGTGCTTCAGGCGTTGCACGTCGTCTCACTGGCGTCATCGCAGCACTTACCACTAACGCTACAACTCAGGCTTCAGCACAGACGTTGACAGAGGCAGGTTTCAATGACCTTCTCGAACTCATCTACGCTGGAACTAACGAGTTCCCAGACACAGCGTTCGTAGGCGGTAAGCTTAAGCGAACTATCAGCGGTTTCGTTGGTGGTTCCACAAAGAATGTTGATGCAGACGCAAAGCGCCTCACCAACTCAGTGGACATTTATGAGTCTGACTTTGGTGTTCAGAAGATAATGCTCCACCGCGATGTTGCTAACGTAGCAGCAGGACGCGACCTTGTTCTCATGAACATGGGCTATCATTACATCAGCTACCTCCGCCCAACAAAGGTTGAGAAGCTCAGTAAGGATGGAGACCGCGAGCGTGCACAAATCGTAACGGAAGTTACGCTTGAGCACCGCGCGGAGAAGACTGGTGCTGTATCCAAGCGATACAACTCATAGTCGTTTCGTGCTCCCCATTCCCCTAAATGGTGGGGGGCACGACATTTAGGGAATGACTCACAACAACGAAAAAGAAGAACATTGGGTTCTCGACAAGGATGGAGCCATATCGGGTCTCTATGTTGTCGACGTTACGGGAATGGATGGTATCGACTCATGGAACGCGATACATACGGTTGTTACAGAATACGCACAGATACATCCTATGGAGATACAGGCTCAACTCATTCAGAATGAAATGGTACGGAAGACTAACAAGAGCAAAACTGGCTCCAATAGTTCAAAGACAATGCGATGGGGACTCTCAATCCCCGTTGGTTTGTATTTCAAGCTCCAACAGGTAATGCCCGACCTGTTCGATGATAACCGAAAACTTCGTATGTTTATGAAGAAATATAAGGGCTTTACTACTTGCGAACACGTATGAAATTATCACTTGCGCTTATCGTCGCTCCAACTGACGACGAGGCACGCAAACTCAACAACTGCCTTACATCAGTAGGTTCATTTGTTGATGAAGTATGCGTGACCATAACAGGGAAAAATAAGAAAGTCGAGGAGGTATGCAAACGTCATAACGTAAAGGTATCTCACTTCGAGTGGGTTGACGATTTTGCAGCCGCTCGCAATTACAACTTCTCCCAATGTACGTGGGACTGGATTCTATGGCTCGACGCTGACGACATCGTTGCTGGTGGCGAAGTATTGCGCGAGAACGTAGAAATCGCTGAAAGCGTTGCAGTAAACGGACTGCAAATGTTCTATGAATATGGACACGACGACAACGGGACTGTCATTGACGGTCACTGGAAGACACAGCTCGTAAAGAACGACGGCTCTACGCACTGGGTAGGGGCGATACACGAAGACCTTATTCAGAAGCGTATGTGTCATTGGGCGCAAATCGGCAGGGATAAAGCACGCCGCGTTCACACAGTGACAAAGAAAGAGAACAACGAACACTTTGAACGTAACCTGCGTATCCTCGAAAAAGAGAGGGAGCGCAACCCAGAAGAACCTCGCACCTACATCTACCTCGGCAGAACCTACCTAGGACTCAATCGCTTTGAAGACGCGCTCAAGGCTCTTTCGTATTTCATAACCACAAGCGGGTGGGACGAAGAGCGTTATGAAGCCAAATGCTTAATGGGAGAGTGCTATGAGAAGCTCGGTCTCCGCAAGGAGGCGTACCAAGCATACGGAGATGCCCTCCTCGAAGACGAACGCTGTCCTAAAGCCTACGTTCTCAAAGCCAGATTGTACTTTGGTGAAGAGAAATACAAGGAAGCTCTCACACTGTTGCATATCGCACGCACACTCCCCGACCCCAAGCCAGGTATCATGCATCTGCCAACACTACTCGGACGCGACCTCTACATGATGGCTTCAGTCTGTTGTCTCAACCTCGGAAAAAACCACGACGCACACGAATATGCAAAGCTTGCAGAGAAGGAAGACAAACACAACAAGCATGTTCAGGAACTTCTGAAAGTAACAACAAAGATGTCGGGAGACGAGAGCATGACCAAGACGTTCGTTACGTTACTCAAGTGGTATCAAGTATACGAACCATCAAAGGTTGACGCTGTGTACGACATTATACCGAATGATATAAAAGACGACCCGCGCCTACTTTCACTAGTGGTAAAGAAGAAGGTTTGGGATAAGGACTCCATCGTTATCTACTGCGGACCTACCGCGGAAGCGTGGCTCCCAGGAAGCGAAAACACCAAAGGAATAGGCGGGAGTGAAACAGCGGTGATTGAATTAGCCAAGAGGCTTGTAATGAAGGGGTGGAATGTGACCGTGTATAACCAATGCAACTCCCCCGCGCAAGGAACAACGGTTGATGGTGTTCTTTACAAGAACTACTGGCAGTTCAATAAGGATGATGAGTTTGATGTCCTCTGGCTCTGGCGCCAACCATCACTATTACAGATACAGTGGAAGACACGCAAGCTCATACTCGACCTTCACGATGTACCAAACGAGGCAGAGTTCACACCAGAGCGTATCGCCCGTGTGGATAAAATCTTCGTAAAGACAAACTACCACCGCAATCTTCTGCCGTCAGTCCCCGATGAGAAGTTTGTCATTGTCGGCAACGGCATTGACCTCACCCGTTTTGACCAAGAGGTTGAGCGTAACCCAAAGAAGATAATCTATTCCTCCGCCCCAAACAGGGGTTTGGAGAACCTGCTTGAGATTTGGTCTGACGTTAGGAAGGAAGTACCTGACGCAGAACTCCATGTCTTTTATGGCTGGGAGACATTCTTTGCCCTTCAGAAAGACAACCCCGCCGCGATGGAATGGATGCAGAACATGCAACGCAAACTACAGCAACCAGGAGTAATAACCCGTGGACGTGTAGGACAGAAGGAATTGGCGAAGGAGATGCTCTCCTCAAGCCTGTGGGTGTACATGACGGAGTTCCCAGAAATCCATTGTATTACCGCGTGTGAGATGCAAGCTGCGGGCGTGTGGGCAGTCACCACAGGATTTGCGGCGCTTGAAGAAGTACAGCAGTCAGGCATGGAGATATCAGGCGACCCAAAGACAGAGAAGGTTAGGGAGATGTTCAAAGATGAGATTATCCACCGACTCACTAATGAGGTCTACCGTGATGATATAAAGGAAGTTGCGAAGCAGTTTGATTGGGATGAGGTAGCTAACACCTGGGACCATGAACTACGATAGCCCAACCCCAGAGGTCGCCGTTGGATATATGCGCTGGATGTTTGAGCGGCTTCTTTCACAAGGAGAAGAAATAAACTCCGTCCTAGACGTTGGCGCAGCACACGGACACTTCTCTGGCTACCTCACTCGCTTCTACCCAAACGCTGAAATAGTTGCAGTAGAATGTAACTCCCGCGACGCCTACTTCCTCTCACGATATAGGTGGGAAACACACTACAAGTGTCTCGGCGCAAAACCTGGGATGCAAACCTTCTACATTGACCGCAACTCGGAGATAGGTGGTGGTTCCAGCCTCTACAAAGAGAATACCGCCTTCTTCAACAACTGCATTGAAGAGAACAAGGAAATCACCACGCTCGACCATGAGTTCCCCGACAGAGCGTTTGACTTCATTAAAATAGACACACAAGGCTCCGAACTGGATATTTTGATGGGTGGAGCGAACGTCGTTTCAAGGGCGAAGTGGCTCCTTCTTGAGCTGTCATTTCAGGATTACAACATCGGCGCACCACTTATTGACGACGTGTTACAATATACGAGAGACAATGGCTGGAAGATGTATGACACTATTGGTCCCACTGACGGCGGGCATTGTTTCGGTAATAAGAAGGTACAGGTAGATGTACTGCTACGAAACACCCTATGGACAAAATAGAACCACGCAGAGACCTTGAAAGTCAGGAAGTTCCTGACGCCCCGCCAATCGCCCATTCAGAACTGAACCTACAGTCTCTGCGTGGTTTCTTTGGTATAGAAATCCCAACTCCTGAAGAAATGAAAATGCTCAATGACATATACCGCATGAGCGTTGGAGATGATATGCATGAGATGGTTGATGTCCTTCTCTACCTACGTGGAGTTGAGAAGAAGATAGGCGCTACGCCATTGGGCGAGAAGCGTGTGCAGAGGGTGTATAATTACCTGAAGCTCATGGATTCCATGTCAGGATTAGAGAAACAGCGCCAGCAATACGAACAATAATATGCCTAAAGGTGATTACGGTAACTTTGTAGCCAAGGAGGAACACGACCCAGTGTTTCGCGTGAAACGTGTATCTAACTTCATTTCAGACCCAGATGGTTCCCTTACGCGAGAAGTCACCACCACCCTAGCCGTCAGAATAGATGAGCAAGCCCCTGTTACCTACATTGGGGAGGCGACAGTAGGCTCTGCTACATCAGGCGCAGTATGGCGCATCCGCAAGATTGACGCATCAAGCGGAACAGTCATTACGTGGGCTGATGGAGATACAGACTTTAATAACGTCTGGGACGATAGGGCGTCACTTACTTATAACTAAATAAATCATGGCAGCGACAGTACTAATACGGCGATTGACGGGAGCAGGTCCAACTGCAACCGACATCACTAGCATAAACACACGTGCGAACGCAGAAGACGCGCACACCACGGCAGGGACAACGAACCCAATTCAAATCCCCGCAGCAGGTACAAATTATTCGTATTGGGTAGTAACTCGCTTAGACATCACCGCAGGAACGTACACCACGGTAAACAACCTTAAATGGTTTACAGACGGTGGTAACGGTCTTGGCACTGGTGTTACCGCAAGGGTAGGCACAGCAACGGGCTACACACAGGCATCAGGAACGCCAGGCACAACAGGTCTTGAACTTACCGCAGGAAACTACGGCACCTTCACACTTGGTAACGCTAACGCTTTCACCTACACGACAGGTTCACCTATGTCCGTCACAGGTTCTGCTTCTTCAAGTGCAACAGGACAATTCGGTGACCGAGTGGTGTATCAGATTGAAGTCGGAACTACAGCAGCCAGCGGAGCCACAGGCGCAGAGACGCTCTCATGGAGATATGACGAGGTTTGAGCACACTTATTAGGTATGTCAAGTGATAGACACTCATACTTTGCAGGATTGTTTGACGGAGAAGGTTCTTTCTCTATCCAGGTGCAGAAACGCTACTACAAAGGTGTTCCTTCGCTCCTGTTTTCTGTTCGCATGACAATGACGCTGAAATATGGCGCACATGTGCTTGACGAGATGGTGTCACTCTACGGAGGAACTGTATATAAGTATGACGATGGCATGTCACGGTGGTCGTTGGGTACAAGGGGGGGTGTTAGGTATGCAACCAAGATGTTGTTGCCCCACCTCGTCATAAAGAAGGCGATTGCAGAAAACTTCCTTTCCGCACTTGACCTTTACAAATCTCCCAGTGGTGTAAACAAGCACGGTGGAGAACGTATGTGGGATAAGGAACGTGCAACAAAAATGGTCAACATAGCCCACACGCTAAACCCTTACAGCAAGACGAAGAATAAGGGCGCACAACTAGAGGCATTACAAGAGATATATGGCTAACTTAACTGTTCAATACCATGAACACGACTTGGCTCGCCCATTACAGCGATGAGTCGCTCCCTCAATACAACGAGGACGGCTCCGAAAACAAATACGCAGACATAGACCGTTCACGGCTAACGGCGTTTTCTCTTGTGCGTGATGGCAATATCCTAGCCCGTATACACATCTCACCAGACAAACGACTCATTTACCGCAGAAGGATAGAGCTACGCCCAGGGGGAGAGAAGACCATTCTTCACCTCGCTGGCTGGCAGAAGACCGTAAACGGAGAGAACGTGCAGTCAATCGTCTGTGCGTTTGAACATCTAAACACGATTGAAGTAATAGACGGCTGGCGGGACGGCTGGTTTGATACACCAGCGTTCCTAGATTTTGAATAAAATATGGCAATCACCTATGTTGGAGGAGTACAGGGAGGTCGCGCAGGTAGCACATCAACCACCACGCAGTCTTTGAGTACCACCCTCACGGGTGGCTCCGATACTTCTCCCTCCGCAGGTGACCTTGTTATTGTCTTATGTGCCGCAGGTGCAGATACCACAGCAGCACCAAGCCAAGACATCTCTGGCAATAACAACGGGGCTTATACAGGACTTACCGCACAATCTTCTGTTGTTGCTACCACGTACGATACCTACCAAAGAGTAAGCTACAAAATACAAGGCGGTACAGTTGATACCACAATAACCATTCCCTCATCGGGGAGTATTCGTAACGCCCAGAGGTGGGTAGTGCATGTTTTTAGAGGGGTGGACTCTACTACCCCAATGGACCAGACCGCTACCTATGCCACTGGCACGGGTACGGGTAGACCAGACCCTGCCGCTATCACTCCAAACACCGCAGGTGCTTGGATATTGGCTTTCTACGCTTCTGCCGCTGGAACTGGTGCCGCGTATACTGCCCCGACAGACTTCGCTACCGACTGGCTTGGTGGAACAACCGCAGACACGGCAGACGTAATGACTGGCGCTGGTTACTACACAGGCTGGACATCAGGAGCGTACAACCCTGCCGCAATCTCCGCAGGTGGAACTACCAATGCCGCAGACACTTGGACTGCTACTACGGTTGCACTCAAACCAGGGATTACGCAGACCACTAAGACTCACACAACCGACTCTGCACTCCTCAAGACAAACACCACAACTCACACCACGGACTCGTACTTGCAGGTTGCCGCAACACAGTACACCTTAACGCATACAACTGACTCGTATCTCTACAGCCAGCAGACAAAAACTCACACGACTGACTCTGCGCTGTTGAAGACTAATACGAAGACACACACTACCGATTCGGCTCTCTTAAAGACGAGCACCCTCACTCATACTACCGATTCTGCGCTCAAGGAGACAAACGAACTGACGCACACGACAGATTCGTACCTCTTTGCACAACAAACCAAGACGCATACAACGGATTCAGCGTTGCAAGCAACCAACACCCGCACACACACCACAGACGGATACCTCTACGACCAGACTACGCTCACGCACAACACGGACTCGTATCTGTATAAGCAGAGTACGCTAACTCACACAACTGACTCATACCTTGAGACTTCCTCTACGCAATACACGGTCACTCATACAACGGATTCTGCCCTCCAAGCTACCAACACAAAGGTACACACTACGGACTCTGCTCTCCTGAAAACCAACGAGCTAACTCACACAACGGACTCTGCGCTCTCACAGCAAAGCACTGTACAGCACAGTACTGACGCTTACTTGAAGACCACCAGCACGCTCTCACATGCAACGGATAGCGCCTTACTGAAGACAAAGACGGCTACACACACAACTGATGCGTACTTGGCAGAAGGTGCTCAAACAGTCTCACATTCAACTGATTCGCTCCTAGCCCGCGTCACGCCACCAACCAAAATCGTCTACGACATAGCAACTGGGCGGTTCCTGTACCGAATAAGCGAAACACTCTACATAAGCATCTAATTTCATTGTGATATAATGCTTACAAGCGTGGCAAAACACTCATAAAACATGGTTTTCTCAAACACAACGACTAAAGCGGGTATATTACAGCGGGTGGAGTTCACCCTTGGGCTACCAGACGGCGCAATTACTGGTGATACGACACTTCTCGCTCACATGACCTCGCTCGTAAACGAGGTGTATTACGACGTAGTTATGGAAATACTACGTTCCCAGGATAGCTGGGACTTTGATGACACTAATCACTTGGATTACGCAATCGCTACCACTCCTTTAGTGGCTTCACAGCGCGATTATTCATTCCCTGCTTCACTTAATATATTGAAGATAAAGCGGGTGGATGTTACCTACGATGGTGCAAACTATTACAAAGCCACTCCTATCGACTCATTGAGCTTCGGTGACGGGATTGGAAATACTACGACAGAGGACACCAACTTCGGCGACACGACCCCAGCCTACGACGTGAAGGCAGATACGATATGGATATACCCTCTCCCCACCACCGCACAGGTGGCGGCTGGTGCAAAGATTCGCATTGAGTTCTACCGTGAGCTAGATGACTTCACTACTTCCGACACTACACAAGAACCAGGCATAGACCGCCCATGGCACGAACTTCTCCCCCTTGGAGCTTCAATGAAGTACGCAGCGATGCGAAGCCTTGAAAACGCCAAGAGTTTGAAGGTTCTCTACGATGAACGCATGAACGCTATGCGCCAATACTACGGAAGGAAGCAGGATGATGTATTACTCTCAATGGGAACCGTATACGATATAACCGATAATAGCTAACATGGCAACGTGGACTGAAGAGGAGAAATCGGGCGGCATAGTGTACGACCAAGACATGCTTATTGAGGGAACGTACCAGCTCCTCATCGGAGATGGATTTTCATTACTTATTCAGGTAGCAGGAGACGGAACAACGTGGACCGAACCAAGCAAACCAGCAGACGCAACCTTTACTAACGTGACCAAGAACTAATATGGCTTATTCAGCAGACCAACTTCCGAATGGACTCGACGCAAAGACGACACCGATAGACGCGGATGTGGTTGTCATTGGCGACAGCGCAGATAGCAACCGCGCGCGCAAGACTACTTGGGCAAACGTCAAAGCTACCCTCAAGACCTATTTCGATACGCTCTACGCAGGTGTTCTTGGTGCAGATGATAACTACGTTACAGACGCAGAAAAAGTCAAGCTCTCAAACCTCACAGGCACAAACTCAGGCGACCAGACCACTATCGTAGGTATAACAGGAACTAAAGCACAGTTCGACACCGCAGTTACAGATGGGAACTTCCTCTATGTGGGAGATGTAACAACAAACGCCACCCACACTGGCGACGTCACAGGGTCAGGCGCACTCACGATTGACAAGACTGCCATCACAGGGAAAACCCTAGCTACCGCGGTAGGAACGGACTATATCCTCATCTCTGATACCAATGATTCAGGCAACTTAAAGAAGGCACTTGCTTCAGACCTCGCTGGTTCAGGCCTTTCAGACGGAGATAAGGGGGACATTACTGTTTCAGGAAGCGGCGCAACCTGGAACATCGACGCAGGAGTAGTTGGCGTCACAGAACTCTCGGCTACTGGAACCCCGTCAGCTTCAAACTTCCTTCGTGGAGACAACTCATGGGCAACACCCGCAGTCAGTTCCGTAGAAGGCACGGCTGTCCTTTCGACAGGTGAAACTGGCGCGGTGAAGTACCTCCGTGAAGATGGAGATGGTACGTGTTCTTGGCAAACACCCGCAGGTTCAGGCAACGTATCTAAAGTCGGCACACCAGTAGACAACCAAATCGGTGTATGGACAGGTGACGGTACGATAGAGGGAGATGCGGGATTCACGTTTGACGGTGGACTTGGTATCACAGTAGCAGATGCGGAGAATAAGGTGGGGCTTACGATTACGCAGAATGATGTGACGAATAATAACAGTGCCGTAGTTCTCAACATCACAGACGGTTACGCAATAGAGACAAACTCAACATCTCTACTTGATGTCCCATATTTTGTTACTTATATTAACGCAACAGGAAATGTGGCAAATGGCGACCTTATAAGTTCTCAACAATTTGATGCAAAAAGCACAACGGGGGTGAGAAGGAACTTTGCTCAACTTGAAGCGTATGCAGTAGATGCAACAAATGGAGCTGAAATTGGTGCTATTTACTACGCAACACAAAACAGTGGTTCTCTAAATGGAAGAATGTGGGTTGGAACTTCAGGAAATCTTGATGCTCTTAATGGTATTGCTGTTGGAAATGGTACAAACGCAGGTAAAGTATCTAGTTATTACAACACCGACCTCATACTCCAAACAGGCAACACTACTACAGGAAACATAACGATAGTAGATGGTGCAGATGGTCAAATCTCAATAAATCCTAACGGAACAGGCACAGTAAAGCTCGGAACCCTCACAGGCGTTCTCCGCGCAGACACAGGAGTGGTTTCAGCAGACACAGACGTAACCGACCTCGTAAGCGCCGCTTCAACCACTGCCGCAGGTAAAGTAGAACTCACCATAGATACAGAAGTAACCACAGGAACCTCTACAACACTTGCAGTAACCCCAGACTCTCTTGCTGGCTCTACCATCTTCGGGCGCAAGGTAGTCTCAATCCAGGTGACAGATGGTACAACTGACGTAACGACAGGTGACGGTAAGGCGTACATCACTATCCCAGAAGCCCTGAACGGCATGAACCTGGTACGCGCCCAGGCTACTGTGGTAACGGCTGGTACTACAAACGCAACTACGGTGATGGTTCACAACAAGACCGACGCACAGGACATGCTCTCTGGGGCAATTAGTATCGCTTCTGCTGGAACCGTTGGTACGGTAGGTACGATAAATGGAACATATGATGACGTTGCGACCAATGATGTACTTCGTATTGACGTTGATAGCGTAAGCACAACCGCCCCGAAGGGTCTTATGGTGGTACTTGAGTTTCAACTACCGTAGCTTATGAGTGAACTCGCTGGCAAGAGGTCATATAATGCAAAACACTTTGACAACGGTGACGGAACATTCACGATGGATGCCCACGTTGGTCATATCCACCACAAGGATAATGGAGTATTCCTAGACAGCGACATTTCTTTCCGTGATGAAACAGATAGGTGGGTAATGGATAAGCACAACTACCACCTCACTGTCTTCAAGGACTTCAGCGCACCACTTCTCATCAAGTATGAGAACCACTACGAGGGTGCAAATCACACCATTACCTACGAACCGAAGATGCTTGCGTGGGTCAATGCAACCGACTTCTCCGACTTCCAAGTATTCCGTAACCAGCAAGCCGTTCAAGGTGTACTCAATGGTGGTGTTATTCGCTATACAGACGCTTTCGGTGACGGTATACACTTTGAGATAACGCTAATGCGTTCTGGTTTCAAGAAAGAGATTGTCATTGACGCTCTCAACAAACTGGAAAACCCACCAACGGTCAATCATAAACTTGTAGCTCTCTTTGAATACGGTGGGAACGGGCTGAAGGTTCTTGCTGGACAGACCGAGTGGGATAAAGACACCTATCTTGAAAGCGAAAACGGCTTTGAGATACCAGAAGAACTCAACCCTATCGCCAGAAGTTTCATACGCCCTGCGTACATTATTGATGCAGAGGGTATCGTTCCCAAGAGGGGCAATATCAAGGTCTTTTGGAAGAAGCACAACAATAAGCTATATCAAGCGAAGGTATTGCCTAAAACGTTTCTTCTCAACGCAACCTACCCTGTTCGTGCAGACACGACTACAAGCTACTATCCAGGGGCAGGAGATGGTTGGGTTGGTGCAGAAAGCAATACGAGTTGGGCTGATGCGGTTGATAAAGGCACGGGTGACGGTTCTGACTATACCAATGGTTCAGCACAACCTGGACTCATTGGTGACAAGCAATCAGCTTGGCGACACTACCACAGCTTCTTCCCAACAGACACATCTGGCATAGGCTCTGGCTCTACCGTTACTTCCGCGACACTCTATGCCTATCAAACTGCAAACGGTAGCTCGAACCCCTGCACGTTCTCTCTCGTAGAAACATCACAGGCAAGCACCTCGTCATTATCAACATCAGACCATACTGCATGGATAAAGACAGACATAGGTTCAAACACGATATCAACAGGTCTTACCAACAATCAGTACCGTTCGTGGGGCTTCTCTGACCTAACAAAAATAAGTAAAACTGCTACTACGAAAGTGGGCGTTTCGGCAACCGAGGCAATTACAGGCACAGACCCAGGGAATGCAGGGCAACAAGGTTATATTCTAATTAACTTCTCTGAAGCCGCTTCAAATGACCCGTACATTGAGGTGACGTATTCCCTCTCAACCTTTACTCCCCGCGCCTCATTCTTTATGTAATATGAACCACGACCCCAAAGAACATTTCAGCGAAGAACAGATAGATGTCATCACCAGTATCTTTGAGAGTGAGATAAACCGTATGCTGGTTAGAACAATCGGTGCATACGTTGTCACTGTTGCGCTTGGGGTTATGGCTATTGGGGCTGGCTGGTATCGCCTCGGTAGAGTAGAGGAACTCGTAGCAACTGTGCCACCCCTCACCCAACACCAAACAGACGTACAGAACCTACAACGACAGATAGACACTACACAGGATAGGCTAGATAGAATAGAGGATAAGTTAGATGTAATCATTGACCGACTATGAACGAGGTCGACATCCTGCGTGGTAGAATAGATGAGATGGCGCGCGAGCTTGAGACTTTCAAGCGTAACCGTTTTGCCAATCTTTCATCAGAAGAGATAGAGCACCTAAAGAACTACCTTTTTGACCGCACCGCTGCAACACTTGCATCAGGAGCAACAGTTAAATACCTCATACTTACACAGAACGGAATTAGACGCGCCATACCGTATTACAACAAGTTCTCACCTCTCTCATGAAAATCCCCAATCCCAACAATCCTATATTCGTGCAGAAGAACAACGGTGTTCGCGACATTACTGCAAATATTGCAGGGAGCTTTGGTATTGACTTTGCGAGGAGACCAGGAAAGGCCATGCCCGCGCCACGAATGATGCAATCCACAAACAATACAGATGACGTAGACCTCACAACGCGCCTAAACAGCATAGTCTATTACGACGAGAAATATTGGGGTGTTGCTGACAATGTGTGGAAATCACCCACACTCGACCCCACTGGGGTGTGGACGCAGGATGCAATCACAGATACTCCTAGTGCCTCTGGGACTTACTCGGACATGGTTGTTTTCAACAACCAGATGGTCGTGTCTGTTTCACGCAACGTTGCTATGTTCAATGGCACGACATGGGACCCTGATTGGTACACATCAGTCTGTACTGGTGCGACGCTCGTTTCAGCAAAAATGCACCCAATGGCAGTAGTGAACATTGGGTCGCCGATGCTCTGCATAGGGAACGACTACTACCTTGCAACGGTAACAGGAGGAACTACTGGAAACTCACAAAAGCTCACGCTTGATACGACACAACGCATACGCTGGATTGTTGGCGGTAATTCCCGTGTATACATAGGCACCATCAATGTTGCAGAGAACATCGGTCACAGCTATGTCTATGAGTGGGACGGTGGAGACACTGTTCCTACCCGCGCATATAAACTGCAATCTCGCGGCACATTGAGTGGGGTTATGCATGAAGACACACTATACACCGTGGACAGCGACGGTGCGCTTCTACGGCTTGAGGGTGGTGGATTGAAACGTGTCGCACAATTTCCTGTCTATAACACACGATACACGACACCAGGATTAGACGATATTGAATACCTTGGTGGTGGCTTTGTTGGACACAAGGGGATGCTCTCGTTTAGAGGAAAGGTGCTTATTCTTGCTGACCCTAGTGCTGGTGAAACGGACGAGCTTCCTGAATACGGCGGCGCTGGTATCTGGGAGTACAATCCTGACACGGGTTCATTCACGAATAAACACGTCATAACATTGGACAAGACTGGTTCCGTTGACTTTGGACAGAGGAGGCTGGCTGGTACGTCCCTAGACGAAACACCAGGAGCCTTATTTGAAGCCCGATACTCAGCATCAAACGACGGAGCGCAACTCGTCGCTTCAAGTGGATACTATACAAACTCATCCTCGACAGGTATAGGCATCTTCTATGATGACATCGTTGGTGGTTCAGATAGGCGTGGTTCACTGGTTACGAACCAAATACACGCGCCTGACACGTCACACAACTGGGAGATTAGATTAAAGTACGAACCAATGAAGAACGCTGGTGACAGCATCGTATTGAAATACCGCACCAGGGAAGACCCAAACCTCCCATTTACTGCAACCTCCACATGGACTGACGCTAATACATTTACTACAACTGACACATCGTGTGCCAACGTGGTGGTTGGGAATGAGTGTGAAGTGATACAGGGAGACGGTGGTGGGTGTAGGGCGCACGTCACCAACATCAGCTATGCAAATCCGACATACACGATTGACCTAGATGAAAGCATTACTGGTATCGCTGGTACAGAGACAGGTAAAGTGCGCTTCCACAACTGGAAAAAGCTAGACTCATTCAATGACCAGCTCGTTGGGTATCGGAAGTACACAGTCCCAAGTAGTTCATCGGCATGGATACAAGTTCTGGTAGAATTGAGGAGCGACGGTGGAGACAGTCCTATATTAGAAGAGATTGATATAATACCAACTAAACAACAGTAATATGGCAGTAGATTACCAAGCGCTCGCTAAGACAGGTCTGTACACAGACAAGAAGATTGCGTCGGTGCAAAAAGCGCTTGACCCTGCGCCATCTAAACCCTCATCTACTACGTCAGGATACTCACTCGTAGACCCTTCAGGTAAGAGTACATCAATCACGGCTGAACAGGCTGGTTCCTACACGCAGGGTGCTAACTCGCTTGCTTCAGGGTATAGAGTGACTGTGCCGACAAGTGTTCCTAATGGTGCATTAAACGGCGGGCTTACGATGGAGGACGTAAAGGATAAGCGAAACTCCATGGATGCCACGCAAACCGCAGGACAGCAATTCCAAAGCTATCTCACCTCACAGGGAACTTCCGCCGCAGACGCAGCTTCCATAGCAGGATTTATGTTCCCCGAACAAGACCCCAACCTTACGAAAGCCTACGAAGGTGAACGTTCTATGCTCGACAAAGCTGGTCAATACCTTTCAGGATTACTTGGTGGAAAAAGCTCTGCTGATAAATACCAAGGGCTTCTTGATAAGGGAGGATACGGCGATGCCCAGACAGCTCTCATGGACTCCAATGAACGCCTTGCGCGCTTGCGTGGAGAACAAATGAAGATACGCCCACAGATAGAAGGTGAGGCGGGGCAGACTCGTATTGGTGCTGAAGCCAGACTCAACCCAGTCGAGCGACAGCTTACCGCAGAGATTGGTGCAGAGGCGCTCATTCAGGCTACACTTTCAGGCAACCTTCAGATGATTGAACAGAACGCAACCAAGCTCATGGAGTTTGAGTTCGCTGACCAAGATAGGGAGCTGAAGATATTTGAACAACGGATTAAACTAGAACAGGCTCGTATTGACTCACTCACAGGACAGTCCAAAGACCAAGCTGCTGCAAGACTTGCAGCGGCGGAGCTTATGCTTCAAGACCGACAGAACGCCCTCGACGCAGCTAAAGACGAGAAGAGCCAGCTCATTGACTTCGCACAGGACTATCTCAAAGCTACAGGAGATGGCGCGGGCGCAGCAGACATCCTCCGCACAGGCTCACTACAATCAGCCGTAACGAAGTATGGAGCCAAGCTCAAGGATACAGGGGGAACAAGTGACAACTTCATCAAGAGTGGCGCAGCCACCTTCCCGAAGTCAACAGTACAGGCTACCACCGCAACCCTTCAGGCTTCAAAGGACTGGGCAGGACGCGATGAGTATGTAAACACTCCGCTTTACTTTAGTGAGCTTTCAAACTGGACATCAGACGGTGGACTAGAAGGTGACTTCGTTAAGTACTTCCCCTCACACTGGCTCAACCCTAGCGACCCTACAGTACCAAAATGGTTCAAGGATAAATACATGAGCGGAAAGAGCGACGGAATACCAGACACCTACTAACTATGGCTTTCGGAGACGCCTCAACGGAGTTTCGGAAACAGAACCAAACACAGGTTGGTGGCTTTGGTAGCGCCGCCCGTGCCTTTGTAGATAAGCGAATTAAAGATGATGAAGATGAGAAGGAACGTCTCCGCAGGGAGCAGATAATGCGTGACGCTACCCCGACGCTCAACCTTATACGAGAGGTCTCAAAGAGGCGCGCACCAGTTTCACTAGGAGTAAACAACACAGCGGAACTGCAACAGATAAGCGAGAGGGGAACAACACTCACCCGTCCTGTGGGAGCAGAAATAAGCGCGGCTAAACCCTCTCTCGGAAGCAAGATACGCAACGTACTACCAGAGAGCGTTGCGGAACGTGTGTATGACCCAATAGCACAAGGACTGATGGGCGACCCAGAACTTCAGCCCGACCTATCAGGTCAAGTACCAAACAGGGACGCGGTTGGTCTGGTAAAGCAGAAAGGATTGGTGAAGAGCGTCGCAGAAGTATTCTCTGGTTCAATTTTCAAATCAAAGAGGGAACGCTTAAATGAATACATTGGCGCTCTACTAGAGACGGGAACGGATTACGATACTGCTGTGAAGATAGGACTCCGCGAGGTTGATGGTAGCGGTGTTGTTGATAGCATGGTTCGTAAAATTGCTGGTCCAACTGAAGATGGGCTAAACGAAAAAGAACGCGAGGCAATAGCTTCAATAAAGAAATGGGAAAATATTGACAAGTTGTTTTTTGTACTCGACGTTTCCTCACTCGGAGCATCGAAGCCTGTTACTACTGCCATCAGGACTGGATTGCGCGGGGCAGAAACAGCAGTTCGTGGAGCAAGTAAGATAGATGAGCCAGTACACGACATACTGAACGCGATACAGGGTGAGGGCGACCTCGCTAAACGTGCCGCGGCAAACAACCGTTTCCGCGACTGGGCTGGGGACCAAATACTCAAGCTTCGTGAAGTAGTTGAAGACGACTGGATACGCATTAAGAAGCTTCAGCAATCTGAAGGCGCGAAGGTAGTGGATGACGCAGACCCATACACAGCAGAAATCAACATGGCTGGTCGCATTGGTTCACGATTGGAAGAAGGTCGGGACGCCGCTAACAAGATAGACCTCGACATCCTTGATACCGCCAAGCGCTCAAACGTAGAAGATACACAGCTTCTTGATGAGGTGAATGATTACCTCGTTGCTCTCCACGCAGGAGAACGCATCGCCGCTGTTGGTGAGAACGCTCTTCCTATGACCGTTGCACGGGCAGATGAGATTATAGCGGCAGTTGAAAAATCTCCCCTACGAGACGATATTAAGCGTATCGCACAAGAGGTAAAAGACCTGCACAACCAGACACTCGACATTCTTAAAGAAGGCAAGGTGATAGACGACAAGCTCTACAAAACCCTCCGTGACCGCTACAAGCAACACGTACCGCTTCAGCGCGTCTTTGAAGAGACCGAAGACATTGGTGGTGCTCTTTCCGCAAGCGGAGCTGATGTTCGTTCCACGGGTATCAAGAGGGCAAAGGGAAGTAACCGTGCTGTAGCAGACATCATGGAGAACGTTGTGTACAACTTTGAACAAGCCGTTGTCCGCGCAGAGAAGAACCGAGTAGCTAATGCCTTTGCACGTTTTGTAAGGAACAACCCACAGATTGAAGGGATTAAGATACGTCGCCCGAAAGCTGTTGGTGAGGCGTTTGCAGACGCGAACGGTGTACGCCAGCCACTCATGGAACAGACCAACGACCCGAAGGTGTTTCAGTTCTTTGAAGACGGAAAGCGGACGTTCATTGAGTTTGACGACCCACACCTCGCAGCAGCGCTACGTGGTATCAACGCACAACACCTCCCAGGTCTCCTTAAGGGAGTCAACGCCTTCACCCGTTTCTATTCAGGACTCGCTACACGGTTCAACCCAGAGTTTGCCCTCACTAACAAACTCCGCGACCTTCAGGAAGCAGTTATCTACGCCGCGGCACAAGGTCAAGGAGCTGGTGCGTTGAAAGTAGCACTTGACCCGAAGGAGCTTGGAGCAGGAAGTATGAACACGGTTCGCAAGTTCCTCAAAGGAAAGCGCGACCCACGTATGCTTCAAGACGCAGACGTACAGCTCTACCAACAAATGCTGAAGGACGGAGGTTCAACAGGTGGCTACCTCGCCCAGACCGTTGGTGATGTCCGCCTCGATATAGCTTCACTACGGAAGCTAAACCGCAGTAAACCACGCCAAGCAGCGACGAGGATTATTGAGACCGTAGACAACTTTAACAAGATATTTGAAGAGTCCACACGATTATCCGTGTACAAGACCGCTCTCGCTAACGGCATGTCCCGACCACAAGCAGCGCGCATGGCAAAGGAGGCAACCATCAACTTCAACAAGATGGGAACAGGAGGACCAGTCATCAACGCACTATGGATGTTCTCCAACGCTTCAATACAGGGTTCTGCGAAGTTCCTGCGCGCGATGAAAAACCCCAAGGTTCTCGGCGCAACAGCACTCACGGTTGGAAGTTCAGTATTCGCTATAAATGAGTACAACGATAGCGTTGACCCAGAGTGGAGGAACGTTGTTACGAAGTGGGACCGCACGAATGGTCTTCCCGTCATGCTTCCATTTGCTGACGAAGGCGATGCAACTCCGTACATCGTCATTCCCGTATCATGGGGTATCAAGCCGATGAAGGTTGCATTTGATACGTTGTCAGACGTGATGAACGGTCACGCAACTGACGTTGGAGAAGCTACTGCAAAGATTGCACAATCGCTCGTAGAGGGCTACAACCCCGTCGGAGGCACAGATGTTTGGTCAGCTATTATGCCGACGATTGGAGATGTACCAAATGAAATCTTCCGCAACAAGGCTTGGTACGGTGGAAAGATTGCCCCAGACTCCGACAAGTACGCACCAGACTCCATGCGCTTCTTCTCTGATATTAAAGACAACGCAACAGGAAGGCTCTTCACTAGGGCAAGCAGGGGGCTTTCAGGAATGGGAGTAGAAATCAGCCCAGAGACCATGGACTATGCCTACAATCAGTATATCGGAGGTGCTGGTAGGACAGTTTCAAAGACAGTCAACACGGTAAACTCTCTCATCTCTGGCGAGACCCCTGAAGCTAAAGACGTGCCTTTTGTAAGCAGGTTCTTCAGGACTCGCACACAAGAAGAGGTTGGGGCTGGTTCAGAGCAGTCAGCAAAGATAGACGACCTTCTCACTGAACAGTCACGGGAACGCCTTGTGTTACTTGAGCAAGCAGAGGAAGCCTTTGCCACGCTTGAAGCATCACAACCAGAGGACAAACAGAGGATTTGGAAAGAGATAAAGAGCACAGATGAAGACCTTGCTAGGAAAATCCTCGACATACGCGCTGAAAACGAACGCGGTTTGACCTACATAGACAGGAAGGTGCTCCGCCTTGGAGTAGAAAATGGTGAGCGGGCGAAGTACATCTTCTCTGAACTAGAGGAAATCAAAGACCCAGAAGAGCGCAACCGCTTGTGGCAGGAGTACAAGGAAAAGAAACTCATCACAGAAGATGTAAATAAACAGATTCAGTACATGAAGAGCCAGTTATCCACAGGTCAGTAACAGGGGCTTGACAAGCGTGTGGTATCATATATGCATGAAACCACCAGTAAAAAACCTGCGGTGGGCAAAGTACCCACTCGGCGATGTGACACAGTGGTTCGGGGAAAATCCTGAACTGTACAGCAAGAACGTCATTATCAACGGTGTACCTCTCAAGGCACACAATGGTATAGATATAGTTCGCCCATGGGGTGAGCATATGTTTGCTGTGGAAAACGGAAAAGTAACTGACGTAAAGACAGACGCAGGTGGGTACGGGAAGCACGTCCGCTTCCGCAGTACCGACGGTAAGCGCCAGTGGACCTACGGACATTGTTCAAACATCTTCGTCACTGAAGGACAGTTAGTGAAGGAGGGGCAGTTCCTCGCACAGATGGGGAATACAGGTTTTGTAGTCTCAGGCAACACTCCCTACTGGGAGGTTAATCCTTATGCAGGTACTCACGTCCACTTTGGACTACGACTCTACAAAGACGGTAAGGTGCAGAACTATGACAACGGATACTTCGGTGCGATAGACCCGCTACCCTACTTCCTCGACCCTACACTGAAGTCCACAAAGGTGTTGAAGCTTGCCTCACAACGGCAGGATAAGACCTTGTGGCAGTTTGGGGAATTACTAAAACAAATAGGACTATAATGTTCAACGCAATTTCAATGGCGGGAACAGGATGGGCAGTACTTGCCCTCGTATACCTGTTCAGCCTCGTAGGTATTGAGATGGATGAGACATCCGTAGGAGCGTTTATTGAAGCACTGATAACCGTCGTAGGCTTCGTGCTTGCGGTGTGGGGACAGTTCCGTAGGTCAGACCTCGTTCTTGGTCTGTTCCGTAAATAACATGGACACAGGACTACCAGCATTTTGTTCACTGATGAATATGCTGGCGTTCTTTGCAGGTATTGTTTTTGGAAAGATGCTATGAGATGTCCTGACTGTGATGTGAAGACTCTCGACGAAGGTTCGTGCTACTACTGTAACGAGCGCCCTCCTGTATTGAAGGGCGCTTGTGTTATATGCGAAGAACCCATTGAACAATCACTCGCGCGCTATAGGTTGTTCGGCAACTACTGCTTTGAGTGCGACCAGAGCATAGAACAGCGAATTGGTAGCCAGACGAAGTTCACTTTTGTCGTTATTTGGTCTGGTATTTAGACCATGTGGATAACCCTGTTGCAAGTGGATACTAGGGTATACTAGTATTGTTGAAGGATTATCCTTAACATAACTTATGTCAAAAACATTAGCACTCCGCGTGCTCTTTCTTTCTCTACTTGCCATTGGCATGTTTGTAGGAGCACAGTATGTAGGCTCGACTCCAATAACTCCTGAGGAGCCGTCAAAACTCTAACCCCCACGTCCGCGACAACGACGGTCACGATGGACGTTGGGGGTTGTAGTCAGTATCGAGATTTATTCGAGCAGTATGATTGGAACGTACCAACCATGCTTGCCATTTGTGAGCACGAAAGTGGGGGCTTCACTACCAGTTCAAACTGGGTGGACTCGCACGAAACCTGTAACGGTTCTCACGGATTAATGAACGTCGGATGTATTCATGGGTACACCGTTGAACAACTGTATGACCCAGCGTTCAACATCAAGGTGTCATATGAGATATTCCAGCGACAAGGATTTGACGCATGGTACACGTCGTTCTACATTAAAATGCATGGAAAACTTGTTTACGATGATACTCTATAGCGTTGTATTTGGCTCTATTGCGTGGTCCGCATGGCGCCACTACAAGTCCCACTAACTGTGGATAACCAACTTGAACACACTACCCAATGGTGGTAGTGTTGGTTTATACGAGCTAGCATAACTTCTATGAGCAACCCAGACCCATTGTATGACCCGCTGGACTTTATGGAGGCACAGAACATCACTCCAAAAGACCCAAACATATTAACCAAGATAACCCAAAAGTTTCATGAGCGAAAAGCACCTGAAGTCAACGTGTCGGTGCGAGACACCTTCATTACGAACAACGACGAAGACTACTGGATGGAGCGAGAAGACGCTTCCATGGAGCGTGAGCTGGATAATGCACAGCGAGCCTGGGAAAACCGACAGTATGAATAACCTTCGCGTTGAGCGGTACAACACCAAGCTTGCCGTGGACAGATTGGTGAACGCCGATGAGTCAATGGAACACTACGATGCGTGCAGGTTCGGTGTAACTAAACAACTGAAAGATTTGCACTCCATACTCATTGAGGCACAGCGCAGAAGCGATGACGATATATCCATTGGATTACTGGAACGCGCCCTCCTTATCGTCGAGGCACAGCTTAACTACTAAACGATTAAAAGCATAACTACATAACACATCTAACACACTCCGCGCTTAACAGACTTAGTTCATAACACATGACCGATAACCTAGAAGAGTTCTTCGGAAAGTCAGAAGTATCTGACGCACCGATGTACATTAAGTTTCCCGAAGGGAGAACCAAGCTCCGCGTATTGAGCAAGGAACTCATCCTCGGCTACAAGGGCTGGTACAAAGACATGCCAGTAACGCTCCGTGCAACCGAAGGTTTGACACAGAAGGAGCAGGTATTACTCGATAAGAACACCCGCGAAGACGGTACAACCTACGCCAAATACAACCAGTTTGGTGCGTGTTTGGTATGGAACTACGACCTTCAGGCTGTTCAGATTTGGGAGTTCACCCAAGCAACAATCAAAACGCAGATACTCGCCCTCATTAGCAACCCTGACTGGGGCAACCTTGCTGCGTTTGACATTACCATTGAGCGCACGGGTAAGGGTCTAAAGACCCGCTACTCGCTCACCCCGTCACCAGGCAAGCCTCTCTCGGCAGAAGCCAAGGAAGCGTTTGAGAAGACGCGCCTTGACCCGAAGGCAGCGTTCACCGATGAGAAGAACGTAGAGCGCATTAAGGAGCTTAAGGAAGCCGCTGGAAGCGCTGTGGAGGACGGCATTAACCCCGATGACATTCCTTTCTAGTATGTTGTTCTCTAACAAGCTTCAGGAACGTGTGGAAGTTCTTGAACATGCAGTTGCCCAACTGCAAATCATAGCGATTGAGACTGCCAAGGCAGGTCTTAAGAAGCGCGCCTACCACAAGCGCCCCAAGAAGGTTCCGTACATCAGCGCCAACCCCGACTACTATCAAACACCTCACACGTGTAAGAAGTGCAAGAAGCAGTTGGTAGGACGTATTGGACTCCTCACTCACCAGCGCCACACTGGTCACTAATATGAAGGAGCCTATTGTATTGAAAACCTACGATGGTCAGAACTGGGCAACCCGTTCAGGTCAGATAGGTGGACAGCAGGACAGCCTTCTGAACAAGCGTGACTGGACCCGTGGAGAGGTTAACGAGTTGCTCAAGATTGTTGACTACTACCTAGAAACTCGCCACGTGGACAACCAGGAAAAACATGATACACTAGAGGAGTAGTACTACGTTTTTTCCTACGAAGGTTATTGCTTATCCTTCGGTGGACATAGCTCGGCTAGAACCCCCTTTCTGGGGGGTTTTAGTTATCCACACCCACCGATTTGCGTCAAAACAAGCTATGCTATAATCGTTATTGGTAGAACATTTACGCAGGGGGCGCGCGGCTCGCCGCAAGGGAACATGCTCCCTTTCTTACCGCCCCCGTCGTAAGTGTTTTATAAGTAAGAACAAAAGCATGAGGTACACAATTATCCACCACGATGTAAGGAAAGCGTTTGACCTTACATTAAGCGAGTACATGGTGTGTGACTCTATACACCAACTGTCACACCAGTTTCCAACAACGAAGTCATCAAAGGAGATTGGTGAGTGGTCTGGTGTCCACAAGGACACGGTAAACTCCGCAAAGGCAACACTACGCGATAAGGGGTTGATATCCGATGTTGGTGATGGAGTGAAGACAACCGACAAGTGGTATAGAGCAGTTACGTTCGCAAGCGGTAAGACGGAAAACCGTCCAACTGACGGAAAATCCGTCACCCCGACGGAAAATCCGTCACTTGCACAATATATATATAATAAAGATATAACTAGCGAAGCTAACGCTTCGCATGTAAGTGAAATAAACGATAGTGAAGATGAGTACTCAACTGCAATAGTGGATGACAATGGCAACGAGATTAACCCCACCTTCAGGAAGAAAGATACATCCTACCGCGTTGTGTTCAACTCTTTTGCGCCAGACTATCCAAAGTCCTGGGAGCGCAACACGACTCAAATTAAAGCAGCGCGTGCGCTGATTGCTGAACGGGGGCTGGAACAGGTACTCAAGGCTATTGACTTTTACAAGAAAAATAGTCATAGGCAGTTTATACCTGAGATATCCACACCCTATGACCTAGACACGAAGTGGGAGAAGCTGTTATCGTTTAAGGATAAAGCACACTAACATGGAACCCTTCGAGCTACACCTAAAGCAATTAAGCAAAGAGATTACAACAGATGAGCAGAAAGAGCGCCTTCGCGAAGCGATGAAGGTCTATCAGGGAGACGACAAGCTAGAGTCCTCTCACGATATTGAGAAGAGGCTTCGTGAGGGAGACCCCATCCCCGTTCTTCCGACAGGTATTGAGTCACTGGACAACCTGCTTCGTGGTGGAGTTAGACCAGGACAGCTCATTGTCATCGGTGCACAAGCCAAGAGTGGCAAGACAGAGTTCTGCATATTCCTCACGAATAAGATGCAGGAGCGGAAGCCGTTGTGGTTCTCCTACGAGGACGGCGCGGAAGAGTTGGTTGAGCGTTTCATGGACAGGAGTATCACCGTGCCACTGTTCTACACACCGTCAGCATTGAAGCACCGAAGCGTTGAATGGATAGAGGAACGCATTGTGGAGTCCATTGTGAAGTACGGAACGGAGCTGGTGTTCATTGACAACCTTCAGTCAGCAGTCCCAAGGGGAAACAGTCAGGAACAGGAGTACACCTTCTTCGTTCGTGGACTGAAAGACGTTGCGGAGAAGTGGAGCGTGCCTATCATTCTAGTTCACCACGTCGTCAAATCAGACATGGAACGCGCACCAGACGTGAACGACCTCAAGGGAGCTTCTTCAATCGCGCAGTTCGCCAACACCGTCATCATGCTCTGGCGCCAGACAGCACGCGCAGACAATCAAATTGTTATCACTGAAAATGTTGCAGTATCAGTTCAAGCAGTCCGTAGGGGGAAGCCAGGAACCGTCCGCATGACCTTTGATGGCACAACCTTCTACGAGAACAACTGGAACTCCGACATAGAAGCCTTCAACAACCATGGAAAGTTCTAACCTCACACTCACCGAAGCTTTAGAGATGTTCCCCGAAGTCCGCGAGGAGCTTCCTCAAATCCTCACAGAGCTGAAGGACAGCCAGACTGAAATGGCACTATCCATTTCAAACCTCAAGAAGATTTGCATGGACCTTGCAGACAAGTACTGGAAGGAGCAGAAGTATGCCGACTCCATGCGAGTGGAAGGGTACTACATCGGCAGTCCAGCCCACGAACGCTTCAAGCGTCTCACCTACCACATCAAGCACATTGAGTCAGTACTCTCTGGCAACAAGGACTTTCTCTCCAAGGATGAAATCCGCCGTGCAAATGAGTTCCCCATGCGGAGTGTTCTCAACTCCAAGAGGGACTTCCACCGCTGTCCATTTCACAATGAGAAGACCGCGAGCTTCCACATTACAGGTAACAAGTGGTACTGCCATGGTTGTGGACTTGGCGGAACTACGATAGGCTTCGTAATGAGGAAGTACAACCTTCCATTTAAGGAAGCAGTACGAGCTATTAACACATATAACCTATGAACGAACTACAAATACAGCCAGAAGTCGTACCCGCAGAGACCGTCGTCCGCGACGAGAAGTACCACGCTCTCATAGAAGAGCTGTCCGCAACGTGGAAAGAAGGGCAACGTGTCATCTTCACCACCGCCGCCAAGATTGACTTCCTCGTAGGAAGGTCAATGACGGACTTCGTTGAACAGAACAAGGTCAACTCAACTGCCCTCGTTCGCCAGATAGCCACAGACTCAGGCAAATCACCGCGCTCACTATGGTCAACCTACATGCTGTGGAAAGACCGCCCAGACTTTGACCAAGCTCTAAAGGAAGTGGCAGACATCACAGGTATCCCCGACCCCTCACTCTCCGCCCTCCGCCGACACTACCTCGGAGAAGGCAAACAAGGGGAGTTCAACCTAGAAACAGTCATCGCAAACATCGTCAAGAAATATGGGGAAGAAAAGGCACTTCAGATTGCTGATACTATCAAGGCTAGGTATGCCCCCCAGACCTCATAAATATATGCTGAATAAGCCTATTCATGCTATACTGTTAGGCGTATGACCAAATATAACTGCCATGTGTGTGGTGAGCAATTTGAGAGCCATGTAAAGACCGCTAAATACTGCTCAAGGGAATGTCGCTTAAAAAAAGCACGGGAGTATACAGGGAGGAGCGTTGTTGATGGCGTAAGCTTGAGTACTGGAACCGTTGGTGCTCTTTCAGAAATGCGCGTATGTGCTGACTTATTAAGTAAAGGGTATGCAACGTTTAGAGCGCTTTCTCCTGCGTGTTTCTGTGATGCAGTTGCGATAAAGGGCGGAAAATCATACTCATTAGAAATTAGAACTGGTTACAGAAGTATGACAGGAAAACTAGCTTTCCCTAACAAGGTCCACGAAGGAGTGGATTTGTTCGCCGTTTTTGAGAGAAATAGTGAGGAAATAACATACATAGACATAGAAAGTGGCGAGCCAGTCGAAATATAGCTAGGTTGCACGCAACACTCCAAACCTAGAAACAGTACCTTCACAAAATGCTACGGAAAGCCAAAAAGCCAAAGCACCGCAGAACAAAGCCAATCTTCAGGTTTGAGGCTCCACAGTGGTTCAAATCCCTTCCCGCAACAGGGGGACATGGCTCAAATGCTCACCAAAAACGGCTATGGAAACTCGTTTCAGAGTATGTTCGGGAACGTGACTTCAAGAGGTACGGCTACTGTGTGTCCTGTAAACATCGCTTTCAGTCATGGAGGGAGGGTCAGGCTGGACATTTCCGTGCCTGGTCGCTGTGTAATGGGATGTTCAAGTATAATGAAAGGAACATGGCGCTCATCTGCCAGGTATGTAACTTCAATGAGGACTCACTTGTAGGCGCGCGGTTCGGAGACGAGATGAAACGGAGACACGGGGAGGACTTCATTGAGTGGGTTGCTTCAGAAAATGCCAAATACCGAGGGACAAAGATGGACCTACCCGACCTTGTATCGTATGCAGAAGAAATCATTGAAAAAAGGAAAGCTCTCTAAAGCCATGAGGGAGTGGGTTGCGCTGTTCATTCAGGAAGAGAAGCGCCACGGTACGAAGAATGCTGAAAAGGTTGCAGTAGAAGTTATCCACACACTTCAGGTTGACACTGAAAAGCATTAGCACTAACATAAAAGTATGGCGCCAAAGACACAGCAAGATAAAGCACGGGACTTTTTAGAAGCTTTCAACAAAGCAAGAGCATGGAACGCAAAAGCAAAGATACTCGACAAGCACCGCGTACACCACGCGCAACGAAGCATAGAGGAATTGAAGGCAGCGCACGACAAATACCTTCAAGGGAAGAACATAGTTCACTACATCAAGGACCGACCATGAGCATCTTCAATGAAGAAGAGGAAGGTCCAGGTCACAACCAACTGGAATGGGCGAAAGTCCGCAAGCGAGCAATACTAAAACAGATAACCATGGACGACTGGGAGAAAGCAAACAACTTCCAGCGCCAAATACTTCACCAAATAGAATTAGCAATCTTATCAGTAGAAGATGAAAACTGAAGAACAAACAATGCCCTCCTGGCAGAAAGAAGTAAACTCACAATGGCTTTCAAGCATGAAAGATGTATTGAAAGACAACGGCGTTTGGGTGTGGGGCGCCACTGGATTCAAATACAAACTCCACGATGGAAAGTTCATCGGTGAAACCACCGAAGCAAGCGACGCCCTAAAGCAAATATTACCAGATAACGATATAAATATATGAAAGACATCGCAGACCTCGTAGTAGAGGACATCAAGAAGCGGAAGAAGATGGGGAAGAAGAAATACGGAGTACCCCTCAGAGCTAACAACGGTAGAAACGCCCTCCAAGATGCTTACGAAGAGGCGCAAGATTTGAGTTTATATTTGAAGCAACGGTTGGTAGAAGAAGAACGATTAGACAAGTTGTGGGAGGATGAGGACACAATGGAACTTGAATACGCACTGTCCCTCATGGTTTCTCGTGCAGTATTTGACCACTACCTAAAGGAAACGAAGTACCTCAAAAAGAACCCAGCACAAAAGAAAGACATCATCATGCAGTTTCCAGTGTGGGTAGCAAAGGAAATAGAGGCTGTGGAAAACTCCGTAGGAAAGAAGTAGTACCTGTTGTACATTGAAAGTAGGTTATATGGTGATTGGTGCGGGGACGGTATGTAAAAAGACCGCGCCTGGTATAGCATGGAGCAAAAGCCAGACCGACTGGCTAGAGTGGAGTAACGACCCAACAGGTAGAAGGACTCATCTTATTGCCCGCACCAACCACTGTATAACCACACAACATGCCGAGATTTGGTGACCATAACCAGAAAAATCGTGAGCTATGGGAAGAAACCCAACGACTAGGAGGTAACAAGTATAGAGAGATTTACAAGCAATTACTAAAACAATATGAAACTAACAAAAGAACAAGTATTGGAGAACCTAGACGAGGTGAAGAAGTTTATACAGGAAGCGGAGAAGAAAGAGGAGAAAATGGTTGGAATAGCAATCAAGAACCAACTAGGTGAGGTTATATTCCAGTCCACCAAGACCACCTACAGGGAAGCGATAATAGAGAAAGGTGATGCAAACCTCCGTGGTGCAGACCTCCGTGGTGCAGACCTCTGTGATGCAAACCTCCGTGGTGCAGACCTCTGTGATGCAGACCTCTGTGGTGCAAACCTCCGTGGTGCAGACCTCCGTGGTGCAGACCTCCGTGATGCAAACCTCCGTGGTGCAGACCTCCGTGGTGCAGACCTCTGTGGTGCAGAATTACAAAACGCAAAGTTCTATGGTCGTGGAGGAACTAAACAACTCAAGCGTTCACAACTACCAGACTTCCTTGGCGCACTGGGATTTGTAATAGTAGACTAACCACAACAACGTATGAAACAAGATAGGTTCGTCTACATAAAAGAGAAATACAACGGCAAACACATTGTTGAAGAACGATACCACCTCAGACTAGACGCAGACGGATATGTTGTTGCTGTTCCCGTAGAGGAAAAGAAATGCACCTGTGGAGATACTGAAACCCAGCACTACGAGAACACCGACAAGTGTGTAGTGTGTGGGTGTAAGGAGTTTGAGGAAGTAGATGAGAAGTATGAAATGCCACAGTTTGAGGGAACGTATGAAGCGTTAGAGAAAATATTGCCTACGAAAGTGGCACAGAACATAGCGGAAGCGATTATAAGTGGAAAGCAAAAGTCTATATGAACCCAGAACTAGAACGTAAGGTATTGGATAAGATTACTATTAACCCCCCATCTCATTAGTATGAATAAGACAAATGGCTTCTGAAAAGTATACTCTCAAGACTACTTGTATCTCACAAAGGAATACAAGACAGAAGAACACCTCTGGCACTGTTCAAAGAACTGGATTGTGAGTTTCATTTTGAACTTGACCCCTGCACATCAGACGAGAAACCAAACAATTTAGGAACACCATACTTTTTCAGCAAAACAGATGATGGACTATCAAAAGACTGGACAAACTACAATAGTATTTTTATAAACCCACCATTCAATCAAATGCCGAAATGGGTTGATAAGGCGATAAAAACTTGCGAGATGTCCGATACCACCATTGTTATGCTTGTCCCCGCAAAGACTGAAACGAGATGGTTCCACCATTTGTTAAACTCAAAAACTTTGAAAGAGCTCCGCTTTGTTGAGCGTAGGGTGACATTTGACGGGCACAAAGACCCATTCATCATTGGAATAATACTTGTTGTATTACAACCTAACCCCCCATCTCATTAGTATGAACCCAGAACTAGAACGTAAGGTAGAGGCGACCATAAATGATTGGCTTGAGGTTGAAAGTAAATGCAATTATGTGGATACAGATTTTGGTCTTGAGAGTGTAGTACTAGACGGACACGGCTTT